AGATTTTGTCATTTTGTAATAGTGTGATATTATAGTTGCATATTATTAAGGTGATATGATGATATATAGTTTAGTTATTAAGTCCTTAGGACAGAAAGAGGTATATCATGTTAACAAATAATCTTTTCTCCAACTGTTTCGATGCTATGGTAGAATTCTTTAAAGAAAATAACCAAGGATTAGAAAGTCCTTGGTCTTGGGAAGATGCATTCCAAATGAGACATATAGCATTTGAAATGCTATGGAACAATCAAATCACTCATAGTCAATATGATGAATTCAATGAAGCCATTTCAGTTCCATTATTTGATACAGATGCATTTGCAGAACGTATCAATCGTCGTGCTAAAGCAGCCGATGAAATGTTTTCTAAAGCAATTCCAGAATGGTTTGTAAAATAATTAAGAATGGAGATGGGAGTTAATCCCATCTCCTAATCTTATTTATTTTTTTTCATAATCGTATTCGGACTACTCATAACTAGATGAGTAGTCCACAATACAATCTCTTATTCCATATTTTAAAGGAGGTAAACATGATTGTACAATCACATCACTCACAACAACAATAAAAGTATTTAAACTTTTACTAATATGTTTAGAGGTTATATATTATAAGAGTGAATGTTGGTAGTATAAAATTATACTATACGTAAACATAAGGATAATGTGTATTCTTATATTAATAAAGGAGAATAACTATGGAAAAGAAAATTGGTGTACTTCATGAAATCGGTGACTTAGGTCTTGGTTTCGATGAAGTTAAAGAAGATCAGCAAGAAGCTCTAAAAGAGCAAATGAAAGAAGATCAAAAGAAAGAAGATAAGTAATCTTTCACTGCGATGGGGCGATAAACTCCATCGCTTTTATTTTGTATTTTAATATTATAAGGACGGTGAATATAATGGTTAAGAAAATTACCTTATTTTGCATCGCCATATTGGTATCTATATTACCAATAAAGGCACTAGAAACTGGTCATCAAAATGATAATAATAGCTTAGATATCGTATTGAAAGCTATAGTAAAGAATAGTGATGATTATAGTGACAAAGTGGACAATCTTATCAAGAATGATAAGAAGAAAGAGCCAGCTAAAAAAGATCAAGTAGATCCAAATACAACTAAGGCTTTAGAACAATATTTTCAACTAGCTAGACAGGAGCTACTTAGACAAGCTGCAGCTAATGCAGAAGCTAATAAGAAAGCTAACTCTAGATATTCTGTAGATCAAAACTCTGACTTATCTAATAAGTCTGTTTATGTAACTACAGAAGATATGAATAATATTATTAGACACTTTGACCCAAGTGGTACATCCCCATTCCAAGGTCAAGGTAATGTATTTATTGAAGCTTCTAAACAATCTGGTTTAGATCCTATCTATATCTTTGCTCATGCATCATGGGAATCTGATTATGGTAGATCATATCTAGCTAGAGATAGAGGCAACTATTTCGGTATTAATGCAATTGATGCTAATCCAAATGCAGCTCATCATATGGGAAATACAATGTATGATGGTATAGTTAATGGTGCAGTCTGGATTAGTAAAAATTACTATCAGGAGGGGCAAACTAGTCTAAACTCAATGATCTACGGAGGTAAGAGATATGCTAAAGCCGCAGATAAATGGATTAAAGGTGTAAATGGAATAATGGCTGAATCTTATGCATATCTTAAACAATCTCGTGGTATGTAGATTATAATTCATATTAATACATTATGGTAATAATTGGATAGGCTATTAAAGCCTATCCAATATTATATATTTTTTATATTAAGAAGGAGAATTTATTATGAAGGCAAAATTGATTGGCATTGGTGCCGCAGGTAATAAAGCGGCAATGACAGCTATTGAGCAAGGTGTATTTGATAGAAGTGATGTACTTCTTATTAATACAACTCGCAAAGATATGAAAGAAGAATATGATGATATCAATGTAATCATTGGTGCTGGTATGGGCGGCTGTGGTAAAGAACGTGGTCGTGCTAAAAGCATTACAATTGATTCATTAAAATCTGAAAAGCTTAAGATTGATTCCTTACCAGATCCTGATGATGATGCGGTAGTTATTGTATCCTCTTCTGAAGGTGGTACAGGTTGTGGATCTTCTACGATCTTAGCGAAATATATCCGTGAAGTATTAAACATCAACGTTCATTTAGTAGTATTCACTGGCTTCGAAGATGATGCTCGTGGTCTACAAAATACAGTTGAATACTTCCAAGAACTTCAAGACAACTATACAGTTGAAGCTATTAGTAATAAGAAATTCTTATCTACTAGCAAGAATAAACAAGAAGCTGAACGTAAAGCCAATAATGAATTCTGTAAACGTATGCGTACATGGCTTGGTTTAGACTTAGTTGATTCTGATCAAAATATTGATGAAACTGACTTATATAAGATTGCTACAACTCCTGGGTTTATGACTATTGAAACTAAAGAGTTTGATGGTATTAAGAAACAAGCTGACTTTGATAGACTATTTGAAGAAATGATCTATGATACAAAGAGCTTAGACTTTACTCCAACAGCTAAACGTATTGGTGTATTTATGTATGCATCTGAACGTAGTCAAAACATTGGTTTTGACAATGCTAAAATCCGTGAAGAATTAGGTGAACCATTTGAATTCTTTACACATATTCAAACAGTACCAGCTGGTCAAGAACGTGTATGTATCATGGCTTCTGGTATTAAACTTCCTACAGAAGAAGTTGAAAAGATCTACAATGAATATAAAACTAGAACTTCTAATGTAGATAAAAAGAAAGATGGTTTCTTTGATCAAATCGGTGGAATGAAACTAGAAGAAGATGATGATATGTTTAACTTATCTAATTCTGCTGTTAAGAATCCTACAGTAAAGGTTAAAGAAAACTTCTTTGATTCTGTTAAAGATGACGTATTGGTTATCAATGTAGATGGTAAAAAAGGTAACAAATCTTCCAAGATTGATGACTTCAAAGAACGTTATTAAGAAAGGAAGCAAATATGGGTCTATTTGATAAATATGTAAAACCCTCTAAGATATATGCAGAGGATATTCCATTCTCTGCAGTAATCAAGAAATCTGCTGATACTATAGTGAATGAATTGAATACTTTAGATTGGACTGATCATGATATCGCATATAGATATTTTGAAGATAATCTATCTGATATCATTTATTATCTAGGTGAAGGCGTTAAACCAATCTCTAGATGTCTATACATTAAGTTTGAACCATGGCAATATATTGCAATGATTATGGTTCAAAATCGTCCACAGTTATCAGAAGATAGAATTCGTGTACTCAATAATGAGATATATGAAATATTTGAAGTTATTAATGAATCAGCATTTGATCCAGATAGATTTGGCAAAACTCTTACAGCTTTAAATAAGATCTCTAAGGTTATCAATGAACGTATCTACAAGAAGTTAGATTATGTAGATTGTACTAATAAGCAATTAACAACTATATTATCTGTAGCACGTTATTCTAGTAAGAATGAGACAGTTAATATCAGTCGTGTCAATACTTCAATCATGAGATATATGGACCCAGCTAACACTTGTGAAGAAGATTTGATGGACTTATATGGAGAACTCTTCTATGAAAATTTCGAAGAATTCTTTGTAACTTCAATGCTAGAATCATGTGAAGATCCTAAGATTAATACATCTATTAAGAACTGGATGTTTGACTTAGAAACTAATGCTATGCTATTCATGTTAAATGACCGTCCTATGACTGTAATTAAACGTGTACTAACTAAGTATAGTCAAGAATGTCTACGTCTACAAAAAGTTCGTAAAGATGTAAGATGCTCTATGTTAGCTTTATCTGCAGATTATGATAAAGTATTATATATAGCAGAAGAACTTAAAGAGCAAGGTCTTTATATATTCTAATCAACTATCCCAAGGTAGTTAAACTACCTTGGGGTATTTTATTTTTTTACTCCTCCTAGAACTTATTAGTAACTTATAATAATATTTTTTAGGAGGATTTTATTATGGGCTTATTAATTGAACGTGTAGCTGAGGTAACTGGCTACTCTCCAGAGCAAGGTCTATATGACGTTGCATACCCAACAGGATTTTTAAATTTTGATTCATTGAATGGTTATCGTTTAAACTGTTATAACGATAAAGGTGAGATTACTACAGTAACTCATCGTGGCATTCTAGATGGGTCTTATAACTTACTTATTGGTCGTTCTGGTTCTGGTAAATCTACATTTGCAGTACAAGCGGCGGCTAACATTATTAACCAATTCCCAGGTGCTGAAATGATTATCCAATCTATGGAAGGTGGTATTACTATTCCACGTTTGGAAATGCTTACTGGCTATATTGGTGATGATTTATTCAAACATGTTTCTATTAAGAATAGTGGTATCACTGCAGAATCTATCTATGATGCTATCTATACTATTTATGAAACTAAAATCAAGAATAAAGATAAACTTATGTATGATACTGGAATGAGAGATTCATCTGGTAATCCAATTACTAAGTTTATCCCAACTGTTATGATTATTGATTCCATTGCATTATTAGCCCCAGAACGTATTGCAGATAAAGGTGAATTATCTGGTCAAATGGCGGCTACTGCAATGGCTAAAGCAAATACAGCTCTCCTTAAAGGTGTAATGCAATTAATCAAAGCAACTAATATTATCTTATTAGTAATCAACCATATTACTGAAAAGATTGAAGCGAGTGCATTTATGCATACTAAAGGTCAATTGATGTATCTTAAACAAGGTGAATCTTTACCTGGTGGTAAAGCTGTAACTTATTTGGCAAATAACATCATTCGATTTGATGATAGTAAACTTAAAGAAGAAACTTTTGGATTCACTGGATCCCAAGTAGATATATCTTTAGGTAAATCTCGTACAAATAAAGCTGGTAAATCTACACCATTAATCTTCTCTCAAGATTATGGTTTCGATCCACTTTATTCATTAATGGTTATGCTTAAAGATTCTGGTAAGATTGCTACTAAAGGTGCTTACTTAGAATTAGATGGCTATGATACTAAGTTTAGAACTCGTGATTTTAAAGAGTTCTTTACAGAACGTGAAGACTTCCGTATGCAGTTCTTACGTTTAGCTCGTGATGTAATGGATGAATTAATTGCTCCAGTACCTACAAGTGGTCAAGTTACGAATGCATCTATTACAAAAGATCTTATTGCTTCATTCAGAGCATTGGAAGATTAAGTTATATATTATAAAGGTGATTTATAGTTTATATATTTTCCACAAGGAGGAAACAAAAGATGAAAACTGAAGTATTTGTATTAATGGCATCTGTGATTGTTATTGCACTAAATGTAATCGGAATGTATCCGAGTGTAGTAAATATCATGGATGGCTACAATTTGAAGGTATCGTATGGTATGCTTATTATCAATATCACTTTGATTATCCTAGCTATCATACAAGCTTATTTTGTTATTCATATTAGAAATAATAAGTAATCTGACAATATAATAGGAGGTATAGTATATAATGATGAGTAAGAGAGATAAATGCTCATTAAAGTTATTAGGATTAGTTATCTTATTTGCATTGATTGCAGATCAATCACTTAGATATACTGATATTATATTTTCATTCATATCTGGTATAGCTATTGTGTCAGCAGCTATATCATTGATTTTATTATGCTGGCAAATGTATCATAGTAGAAGGTAGTATAATGATTTTCGTTACTAGCTTTGTAGGGATATTAGCAGCACCTTGGTTGCTGCTAATCCCTTTATTTTTACTTGAAGGTCTCATTGGAAGACATATAGAAATGACTACAGATCTCATTGAGATTTTTATTTTTTATGATCTTGCAATGGGTACGTTCTTATTGCTTAGATATATTATGAATAAGATTGGAGGAAAACGATGATACCAACTGACAGATTAACTAAGTATGATTATTACTATCTTAGTATTGCCAATAAGATATTGAGTGAAGGTGAGATGCGAGATAACCGTACTGGCATTAGAGCTATCTCATTACCTCATGTATGTATCACTATTGATTTAGAAGAAGATGGATTCCCTATCTTAGCTTCTAAATTTGTTGGATTCAAAACAGCTGTTAAAGAATTATTATGGATTTGGCAAATGCAATCTAATGATGTCCGTAAACTCCAAGATATGAATGTACATATCTGGGATGAATGGATGCAAGAAGATGGTACTATTGGAAAAGCTTATGGATATCAATTAGCTAAGTATAAGCAAGTTGATAATCTTATTAAGACTATTAAAGAAGACCCAACTTCCAGACGTATGATTACAACTCTCTGGAACATAGAAGATTTACCAGAAATGGCTCTTCAACCATGTGCTTTCCAAACACTATGGAATATTAATAAAGGTCATCTTAACTGTATGCTTACTATTAGAAGCAATGATTGGTTCTTAGGTAATCCATTTAATGTAGCACAATATGCAGCTTTAGTTCATATGATTGCTCAAGTAACTAATTATAAACCAGGTAGGCTTACTGTATGTATCAATGATGCTCATATATATGAAAACCATATCCCACAAATGCAAGAGCAACTTGGATTAGTAGATATGAATGAAATGTTTGATACATTTATAACTGATAGATTTTGTAAACCTAAGTTGGTTTTAAATGAAGATATTAAGGATTTTTACGACTTCACTATTGATGATATTAAATTAGAAGGATATATTCCAGGACCAAAGATCAAAGCTGAAGTCGCAGTATAGGGGTTTTAAATATGGGAAGATTATGTACATTATCCGCTGTTGTTACAATGGATAACTATAACTGTATATCTGATTGCAATAATGAAAAGATAATGGAGATTCCAGAGTTTGAGAGTAAAGTGAGACAACAAACTTTAGGATGTACTATTATTATGGGGCGTAAAACATTCCATTCTCTACCCAAGGGAGCACTTCCCAACAGAAGAAACATTGTATTGAGTCGAACGGAGAAGGACTTTAAGGGTTGTGAGGTTTATACTTCTTTAGATGAAGCAATGCGCCATATTAGTACTGACGAACAGGCTTTTATCATTGGTGGTGCAAGCTTATATAAGGAGGCATTAGGCATTGCCAACCGTCTATACCTTACTGAGATTGCAGACAGCCCAGCACAGGCTGATGTCTTCTTTCCACCTTATAATGATGGTACTTGGCGTATTGAATCCCGTGAGGAACACCCAGCTGCGGATGGTAACCCACCCTATTCATTTGTAAACTACATTCGAAAGTGAGTTAAGAAAGCTCTTCCTTGATACGAAGAAGGTGCGAAGGTTTGGACTAATAGTAGTCCTAACCAACGCACCAACAAATCTATTATTATG